GTGGGTACTATGGAACTTATGTGGATACGGATAATCAAGCTCGTAATGAGTTTGAGATGATCCGTCGTTATCGCGACATGGCAATTCACCCTGAAGTGGATAGCGCAGTTGACGAAGTTGTTAACGAATTTATTGTTAGCGACGCACACGATACACCAGTAGAAATCAACCTAGACAATCTACAGGTTGGTGCTGGTATTAAAAATAGAATTCGTAATGAGTTTGAGTATCTCAAGCGTCTATTGAACTTTGACAATCGCGCACATGAGATTGTTAGAACTTGGTATATCGACGGTAGATTATTCTACCATAAGGTTATCGATCTAGATAATCCAAAGAAAGGTATTACGGAACTTCGTTATATTGATCCAATGAAGATCAAGAAGGTCCGTCAAAAAATTGACAACACCCCAAAAGATTCTCTTGCTCGTGCAGCAATTAAAGGCACTGCGCTTGAGTATGAATATGGTACGTTTGTTGATTACTATCTCTACAATCCAAAAGGATTTTATAAAGGTGGTGTCCTAGGACCAGTTGGTGACATGTCACTTTCACAGGGTGTGAAGATGGCAGTTGATAGTATTACCTTCTGTCCTTCTGGATTGCAAGATCTCAACAAAAGAATGACACTTGGTTTCTTACATAAAGCAATCAAGTCACTCAACCAACTCAGAATGATCGAAGATAGTCTTGTTATCTACAGACTATCACGCGCACCTGAGCGTAGAATTTTCTACATTGACGTTGGTAATCTTCCTAAAGTAAAGGCAGAACAATACCTACGCGATGTGATGTCTCGCTATCGCAACAAGCTAGTGTATGACGCAAACACTGGTGAGATGCGTGATGACAAAAAGCACATGAGTATGCTAGAGGATTTCTGGTTACCTCGTAGAGAGGGTGGACGTGGCACTGAGATCACGACACTGCCTGGAGGACAGAACCTTGGAGAACTCAAGGATGTTGAGTATTTTAAAAAGAAACTTTATAACTCTCTCAATCTTCCTCCTTCCCGTCTCACAGACGACAATAAAGGATTTAACCTCGGTAAGACCACTGAAGTCCTCCGTGACGAACTTAAGTTTACGAAGTTCATCGGTCGTCTCCGTAAGCGTTTCAGTGAGATGTTCCAAGACATGCTCAAGACCCAACTTATCCTCAAGGGAGTAATTTCCCCTGAAGATTGGGATGACATGAAGGAGCATATCCAGTATGACTATCTCTTTGATAATCACTTCAATGAACTAAAAGAAATTGAAATGATGAACCAAAGAATGATGACTGTCACTCAGATGGATCCTTTTGTTGGAAAGTATTTCTCTGTGGAGTATGTTCGCCGTCACATCCTAGGTCAGACTGATAAGGATATGAAGGAAATTGATAAGCAAATGAAGGGTGACATTGCTTCTGGTCTTGCTATCGATCCTGCTGAGACAAATATGTTAGATCAAATGTCTCAACAGAACACTGCTTTCGCTCCTGAACTCCAAGGTATTCAGGCAGATGATGCTGCGGAAAGAGCAGAACTTGCTGCGGATGCTGCCAGCGAAAGGGAAGTGGACAAGGCAAAGAAAATGCCTTCACCTTCCGCATCTACTAAATAAATTATACTGAATTGTTATTATGGCAGAACACACTGAAGTTAATCCGCATCAAGGTGAAGTAGATATCGTCAATCAAATTGCCGATAATCAACGCGCCAATGCAATTAGTGCAATCCACGATATGTTGTTTGCTAAGGCATCTGATGCCATGGCAGACTATAAAAAAGTGGTAGCGAACACATTCTTCGATGAACCCCAAGAAACGGAAACTACCGATGAAACTGATAACGGAAACGATTGAAGACGTTAAACTCCTTACCGAGGAGAAAGACGGCAAAAAACTTCTTTACATTGAAGGAGTATTTTTACAATCGGAACTAAAGAACCGCAACGGTCGTATGTACCCATTCGATGTTCTCAACCGTGAGGTAGAGAGATACAACGAAGAGTATGTAAAATCGAAGCGTGCTCTAGGTGAACTCGGTCATCCTGATGGTCCAACCATCAATCTTGATAGAGTTTCTCATAGAATTATTTCCCTACAAGCAGAGGGTAATAACTTCATTGGCAAGGCACAAATCCTTGACACGCCTATGGGTAACATTGCAAAGAACCTTTTAGGTGAAGGCGTTCAGTTAGGTGTTTCTTCCCGTGGTATGGGAAGCATCCAAAAGAAAGAAGACTGCAATGTTGTTGCAGACGACTTTATGCTAACAACTGCTGCTGATATCGTAGCAGATCCTTCCGCACCTGATGCATTTGTTAATGGTATTATGGAAGGCAAAGAATGGGTATGGGACAACGGTCTTTTGAAGGAAAGAGAAGTTGCTAAATACCAACGTTATATTGAAAGCGCATCGCGCTATCAGTTGGAAGAGAGAACGCTCAAAGCTTTTGAGCATTTCCTTGGAAAACTCTGATTTCATAAATAAACTTAGATTAATTATACGGAAAATACGAGGTAAACTCAAATGTCAGATATGCTAAACGAAAAGTTTGAGGAGTTCGTTACCGAGCAAAAGGTGATTGTGGAAGCTGGCGATCCAATGCCAACGGTTTCTGCTAACGTTATCCCTGGCACTGGTAGTGATCCCTCTCAGGTTTCTGACGCACAGACTGCAAAGTCTAGCGGAAAGGATCCTATGCCAACCGTCGCTCCTAGCGTCGCTCCTTCAGGTCAATCTGCTCCTGCAGATCTTGGTGGTACTTCGACCACACCTAACGAGCACGACGACGATGGTGAAGAGAACCCAGGCGCTAAAGCAGCTGCACCAGTATCACAAGTATCTGGTGATCCTCAACAGCGTGCAGGCGACACCCCTGATCCTCGTCCTTCCGTAGGTGCTGAAGTAGCATACGGCACCAAGATGGGTAGCGCAGTTACCTATCCAATCAAACCTTCGATGGAAGAGCTCGATGTCTCCGCTGACGTTGCTGCTCTAGTAGAAGGCACAGAACTCTCTGAAGAGTTCGCTGAGAAAGCAAAGACCATTTTTGAGGCTGCTGTCAAAGCGAAAATCTCTGAAGAGTATGACAGACTTGTAGAGCACTTTGCTGCTGAGTTTGACAAGCATTTCGCAGAAGCTAAGAGCGAGATGGCAGAAGAAGTCAACGGCACTGTGAACTACGCTATCGGTCAATGGGTTGAGCAAAACCAAGTTGCTATTGACCGTGGTATCAGAAATGAGATCACAGAAGACTTCATTGCAGGTCTGAAGGGTCTCTTTGAAGAGCACTATATCGCAATCCCCGACGAGAAGGTCGATGTGGTTGAAGGTATGGCTGAATCTATTCGTGAGATGGAAGAGCGCCTTGACGAACAGGTCAAAGCAAATGTGAAATTACAAAATACTCTTAATGAGACTGCAAAACTCAACATTCTGAACACTGTTTCGGAAGGACTAGCAGATACTCAGAAAGAAAAACTCGCTGCACTCGCTGAGGGTGTTGAGTTTGTTTCTGCAGAAGAATTCTCCAGAAAGGTTTCGACCATTAAGGAGAGCTACTTCAAGGAAGCAGCAGCACCTCAATCCGAGGTTGCAGATGAAACCCCAGTAGAGGGTGTATCTGATGATATGTCGCCTGTAATGGCACAGTATCTTCAGGCACTCAACCGCTGGCAATGATAATTAGTTAACTACTTTTTTAACGGAGCAAACAATGTTTAACGCAAATGCTCTAACAGAGAAGTGGAACCCTGTTCTAGGTCATGAAGGCTCTGGTGCCATCAAAGACAATTATAGAAAGGCTGTTACCGCTGTCCTGTTAGAAAATACCGAAAAGCAACTACGCGAAGAGCGTGGTATGATCAACGAAGCATCCAACACTGTTGGTGCTATCAGCGGCGACGCACTATCTGGTTCTGGTCTAACCACTAAAACTGGTGGTCTTGCAGGTTTCGATCCTGTAATGATCTCCTTGATCAGACGCGCAATGCCTAACCTCGTAGCATATGACATCTGTGGTGTCCAGCCTATGTCTGGTCCTACTGGTCTCATCTTCGCTATGAAGTCCCACTACCAGCAGAACGGTTCCGCACTACGTGCTGGAAACGAGGCACTCTACAACGAGCCTGACACCAACTTCTCTGGTAACACTCAGGGTCCTGCAGCATACAACGATCCCGTATCTCCTCTTGGCGACGGCGGTGCAACTGATGCTAACCCTGGTCTGCTCAACGACGCAACTGGCGGCGGTACAACTGCTGCTAACTACGAGCGTCAAGCAGGCAACATCGCTCGCGAAGACGCTGAAGCACTAGGATCGGGTTCTACCCTATTCAACGAAATGAGCTTCAGCATCGAGAAGACCTCTGTAACTGCAAAGACCAGAGCTCTTCGTGCTGAGTACACTCTAGAACTCGCTCAAGACCTCAAGGCGATCCACGGTCTTGACGCTGAGCAAGAACTCGCTAACCTTCTTTCTAGCGAGATCCTTGCTGAAATCAACCGCGAAGTCGTTCGTACCGTTTACACTGTCGCTAAGTCTGGCGCACAGAACAACGTTGCTAACGCTGGCGTATTTGACCTTGACGTTGACAGCAACGGCAGATGGTCTGTTGAGAAATTCAAGGGACTTATGTTCCAGATCGAAAGAGATTGCAACGCTATCGCACAGCAAACTCGTAGAGGAAAGGGCAACTTCATCATCACTTCTGCTGATGTTGCTTCTGCACTCGCTATGTCTGGCACCCTTGACTATTCCTCGGGTCTAACTGGCGCTGGTGGTCCTTCCATCGGTGAAGTTGATGACACTGGTAACCTCCTAGTTGGTACAATGAACGGTAGAATTAAGGTCTTTGTTGATCCTTATTCTGCTAACGTTTCTAACACCCACTACTACGTTGCAGGTTACAAGGGTTCTTCCCCTTATGACAGTGGTCTCTTCTACTGCCCATATGTACCCCTCCAAATGCTCCGCAGCATTGATCCTGAGACCTTCCAACCTAAGATTGGTTTCAAGACACGCTACGGCATGGTCGCTAACCCATTCGTTGTTGCTAGCAACGGCACACCTGATGCTGAAGCACTTACAGCGAACCGCAACCAGTATTACAGACGTGTTCGTGTTGCGAACCTCACCTGATACTTGTTACGATATCAACACAGGGGACCCACGGGTCCCCTTTTTTTGTGCTTAAATAGAAGTATGTATCTTATGGTTACTTTATGCCAAGAGGAAACATGAGGAAGGTTGACATCGAACCTAGGATCCTTAAACTAAAGACTGAGATCTATGAGGGACGATACGATGGTGCTAGCGAGGAATGGCTCGACGGTGCTCATCACTCACTCAATCTAGTTCTTAACATTCTTCAAGAATACAGTTCATGAACCAGTCATCGCTAGTCTTACTACTTTGTCTGTCGCCTCTTGCGGTGATCTTTATTGTCATGAAACTTGCTATCTGGATTACAGAGACTGCATCGTTTCGTGCCGAAACAGAAAAACTGAAGAAGATGCAACACGGACCATACGAGTTTTATGACGAGGAAGAAGACGAAGATGACTGGTAACGATTATCCACAGGATAAAGACTATCAATTATTATATAACAGGGTATCGAGAATGAAAGTTGACACCATGATGGAAGAACCTTGTCCCATGTATGAACCAGGATGGGAGGATGTTACCAACTCACCAGAGGATTGGCACGACTTCTGGTATCACGAGGATAAAGATGACGCCTAAAAATTGGATTTGGAAGGGAGATAAAGTCGATCTTCCTAACCACGTAACAAAAGAAGAAGTACAGGAGATGATCGATGATGCCATACGAAAGCATAATCGTAATGCTGGAATTATCAGTATGTGTGTTGGCTGGGTTGTTCTTGCACTTTTTGCTGAAGGTCTGCTTCGACTTATTGGAGTTATAGATCCTATCTTCCCATGGCTCAAGATCACACTCTAGAACTATTAGGAACAATACTATTGTTTGTCTTTGGCATTACTATGATGTGTCAAGGTCACGCTATTTTTCATGGTAAATATGGGTATAGGCATACAGAGCGTGATAAAAAACGTTCTGCGGATGTTCGTAAACAACTGGAAGAAATCATCAATGCGAATGGACATTCTACAAAAGAGGATTAAACAAATCGAAATCTCAGAAAAGATTGACAAAGCACTAGAAGAATACTATGCTAGTAAGAATATGCCCGTACCACACTGGAAGAAAAAACATCCAGAGTGGTGGGTAACTTACCTTCGCGAGTTAGGACTAGATGCAAATAATCGACCATTTTCTGAATAACGAAGATTTTGAATGGATCTTTGCTGAGATTAATTCTCCAGATAGATGCTGGTATTATTCAGAAATTCTGAGTTCTACTACCATCTCTAATTATTTTTTAAAAGAGCATCGTTTAATAATCGATCCTATACACAATTCACAGTTCTGTTTCAAACTAGATCCAGATACAGAATACATTCAACCACTCCTTAAGAAATTAGGAGCAAAAGAAATAAAGCGTATCAAAGTCAATATGACTTTGCCAACTGAAAAACATATTAACAATGGATTTCATGTAGACTTTGCAGATGATTGGGAAGGAAATAATCCTGACCCATGCAAGACTGCTATCTTCTATGTTAATAGTAACAACGGTTATACGGAGTTTGAAGATGGATCTATTGTACATAGTGTTCCGAACCGTGTTTGTATCTTTGACAATGGTTTGAGACATGCTGGAGTTACAACAACCAACACCATCAACCGTATCGTAATTAACATTAATTACTACGAATAAATACTAAGTAGCTTGGGAAGTTGACATGTCTGCTGAATGGTACAAGGAGCAACCTAGTAATAGGAACTTCTTAAACCCTATTGGTTATCTCCTTAAACTAGAAAAGTTTGAAGGGGTAGATTTCTTTTGTCAATCAGCAAATGTCCCCGACGTTTCGATGCCAACCGTGGAAGTAGCAAGTCCTTTTAGGAGTTTGCCTTTTGTTCCTGGTGGCGGCGTAGCGTTCGGGGATTTTACTTTGCGTTTTATTGTTGACGAAGATCTTAAAAATTATTATTCCATTCACTCTTGGATGCGTGACAATGGTAACGCTGACGAAATGGCGCGTACCACAGCACCTGATGATGTATATACCAACGGACAATTGCACATTGTCACATCCCAGTACAACCCAGCATTCATTGTAGAGTTCAAGGACTTGTTCCCTGTGTCTCTCACTAACCTACAATTTGATGCTACAATAAGTGATGTGGAGTATATAACTGCAGAGGTGACATTTAAACACCAGCAGTTCTTCATTCGTGATAAGTATATGCAACCTCTATGAATTTTGACACCCTTCGTAATAAATTTGAAAAACTGAGAGCAGACTGGGCAGAGGATAGTGCAGTTGACTTTCAATTCAAGAATAAACAGTATAGCACAGATCTGGGACAACTCGCGTTAGACATCCCTTTTCAGCACAATAAATACTTAAACCATTACACTGACATTCAACAGATCAAAACTTCACTGGAGTTCGAGATCCGTAAGGTGGTTAAGGACAAGCGCGAGTATTACTCTGGCGAAGCAGACGCTAAGACATACGCCGCTAAACCATTTGGATCTAGCATTAAGACTTCAGAAAAGATGAAGGTTTATCTAGAAAGTGATGATGAAATCATTAACCTAGAAGCAAAGATCAAATACTTGGACCAGATGCTCTACTGGCTGGATCAAGTTATGAAGCAAATCTCTAATAGAGGTTTTCAGATTAAGAGTGCCATTGAGTGGGAGAAATTTGTAAATGGACAATGATGACCACACTAAGTATCAAGAAGAAGAACGAAGTCTACATTCAGATTTCTTCTAAGGAACCTCATGTCCATCATGAGTTGGCGGACTATTTTACCTTTGAAGTTCCTGAAGCAAAGTTCTTAAAGAAGAACCCACGCTACAAGTATTGGGACGGAACTATTCGTCTGTACTCTCCTGGTACAGGCGAACTTTACCATGGGTTGATGAAACATCTACAGGTGTGGGCGGATGAAAGACAATATCAAATTGAGTATGAAAAGAATGATTGGTATGGAGAAGTTGAAGACACTAATGCTTTTGTCTCTCCTGCAGGTGTCAAAACTTTTATGGACAAAATCACCAGAACGGGAATTGCTCCAAGAGACTATCAATACCGTGCGGTTTATGAAGCTATAAAATATAATAGAAAACTTTTACTTTCGCCTACTGGTTCTGGTAAGTCTCTCATGATTTACTCCCTCGTGAGATACTATACTGCTACCAGCAAGAAGACGCTCATCATCGTCCCTACTA